AGGTTGATGAAGACAGGTTAAGACCTATTGATGCCGATTTACAAGTACCAAATACAGAAAAGTTTAGAAAACATACAGGATGGAAACCAAAATACACCTTCGAAGAAACTATGAATGACCTTTTAGATTATTGGAGAAATGAAATAAAAAAGGGAAGAAAATTTTTGAATAGATAATGAATATACTAGAAGATTTATATAAGTTAAGGCATAGTATTTATGAGTCTTCAACAATTGAAAATACATTAAATCACTTTATGTGGTTTTCAGACAATACAGTTGATATAAATCTAAAAAATACAAATGATATCACATCTTCAACTGAAAAATTTTATTATATTGATTTTATATCATTCTTTTCGATTGATAGTATTATAGATGTATATTCTACTGATAGTGTATTTCTAAAAAAAATAAAAGAATTATTAAAAGAAGATAATTTTAGATTAGTTTTTATGGATATGCATGAAACACAACCATATAAACAGATAGAAAAATTACTTAATTTATTTGATAATCATCAAGAAAAAATTATTCTAATTAATAATGATTCCAATTTAAAAAATTTAAACTCTAAAACAAATGTTAAAACATTTAAAACAAATTTTTTATGGAAGAATACTGCAAAAACATTATTAGAAAAATTTAAGTATTTTGATTTGGTTTGGAATGAAGAAAAAAGAGATAAGATGTTTTTATGTGTAAATAAAGAAGGTAAAGAGCATAGATTTTTTACAATCTGTTTATTAGATATGTATGGTCTTTTAGATAATACAAATTATTCTTTTCTAACACCACCTAAAACAGAGTGGGATGAATTTAGAGAAAGTGATTTTAATAACATTAATAAGTCATTTTCTTTTTACAAAAAAAATCATGTTAATAAAATGAAAAAACCCAAATTAACTGATTATGAATTACACAGTTCAGATTTTAAAGATGTTGAAAATTTATTTGAAACAGGTTATGATTTTGCAGGAAAAGTTAACCCTAAAGATTATAGAAATTCTTACATAAATATAATTACTGAATCAGTATATTGGTTTGATGGTATTCATATAACAGAAAAATCTTTAAAACCATTTTGTTTACCAATATTACCTATATTTGTTGCATCTCCCAATCATGTTAAAACTTTAAGAGATGACTATAATTTAGATTTATTTGATGATTTTATTAATCATGATTATGATAAAGAATTAGATAATACAAAAAGATTAAAAATGATTATTGAAGAGTGTTTACGATTAAGTAGATTAGAAAATGAAATAATAGATTTTTATAAAAACAATAAAGATAGATTTTTAAATAATAAAAATAGTATATTAGAATTTACAAAACAAACAGATGTTCATATTTCTAATAGTATTATTAATTTTTAAATATATATATACAACATGAGTACAAATAAAATTAACATATTATTATCCGATTCTTTGAGAAAACAGCACGAGGATATTGAGGATAATATATTAGATACATTCGGTCATTGGGATATGAAAAATGATTATGTTATTTGTAATATAGATGATATTCAAAAAGAAAAAACATATTATGTATGTTATCGTACATATGGGTATCCTTCACAGGATTTAGAAAACAAAGAATTTGAAATCCCATTAGATATAATAAATCTTTACAAAGAAGGATATAATATCAGGTTTTTATTTGTAACTTTTCATGAAAGTGATTCACCAGATGCAATTATTAATATAAAAAAATATGTAAATTCAATTGGTATAGATGAAAAACAATTTTATCTTTTTTGTGGAAATGATTTGATTAATAATTTAAAACAACAAGCAAATAGTAATATAAATGTTTATGCAAATAATCATATACCAGTTGGGATTGGAAGGTCATTTCAAGAAGTTGGGAGTTGGGGATATGATACAGAAAGAGATTGTTTGTTTCAATGTTATAATAGAGCATTTAAATCTCATAGAGCTGCATTAATTCTTTTTCTAAAAAAAGAAAATTTACTAGATAAAGTGGATTATAGTTTTTTACAAGGAGATAAATTTAAAGATTATTATAATACACAAAATGATTGTATAGATTATTTTAAATCATCATATACACCAATCATTGATGAAACAGAAAGTGAAGTATATGATAAAGAAGCTGAATGGTTATATGCTATTACAAGTAAAAAAAGTAAATTTGAAAATTTTGAATTTGATAAAAACGGACCTCAACATGATTTAACTTATAAAAATAATTTATATAAACATGCTAATATTAATATAGTTACTGAAACTCAATATGAGTGGAAGGATGTAATACACATTACGGAAAAATCTACTCAACCATTGTGGTTTTATCAGATACCAATTATATTGGCAACACATGGTCATATAAAAAGAATGAGAGAAAAGTTTGATTTTGATTGGTTCGATGATGTAGTTGACCATTCATATGATTTGGAAGAAAATCCAAGTAAACGATTTAAAATGATACAAAGTGAAATAATCAGATTATCTAAAATAGAAAATGAAATTAAAGATTTTTTCAAACATAATTTTCAAAGATTTGAATATAATAGAAATGTTATTAAAAAGATAATTAATGATGATAGTGATAAAAATTTTATAAAAAGTTTAGCAATATGAAAACAGCAGTAGTACTTGGTGGTGGTGGATTTATTGGAGGACACTTAGCCAAAAGATTAAAATCAGAAGGATATTATGTAAGATGTGTTGATATAAAATCACATGAATATTTTGAACATGGTGAAATTTGTGATGATTTTATTGTAGGTGACTTAAGAAATCTAAATCTTGTAAAATCTTCTTTGATTATAGATGGTAATGGAGTTGATGAAGTTTACCAACTCGCGGCAGATATGGGTGGAGCAGGATACATATTTACAGGTGAAAATGATGCTGATATAATGCACAACTCATCTATAATTAATTTAAATGTATTAAAGGTATGTTCGGAGTTTGGTATTGGTAAAGTTCTTTATACCTCATCAGCTTGTGTATATCCAGAACACAATCAATTAGACCCTGATAATCCTAACTGTGAAGAAAGTTCGGCATATCCAGCAAATCCTGATTCAGAATATGGTTGGGAAAAGTTATACTCAGAAAGATTGTATTTATCATTTAGAAAAAATTATGGAATAGATACAAAAATTGCAAGATTACATAATATATTCGGCCCTATGGGAACTTATGATGGAGGAAAAGAAAAAGCACCTGCTGCTATTTGTAGAAAAGTTGTAAAATCAAATGAAGGAGATACTATTGAAGTTTGGGGAGATGGAAAACAAACTCGTTCATTCTTATATGTAGATGAGTGTGTTGAAGGATTACGAAGATTAATGAAATCAGAAGTAACTACTCCAATTAATGTTGGTTCTGAAGAAATGATATCCATAAATGATTTTACTAAAATGATTATTAGAATTAGTAATAAGAATATAAAGATAAAAAATATAGATGGGCCTCTTGGAGTAAGAGGAAGAAACTCTGATAATAAATTAATAAAAAAATTATTAGAGTGGGAGCCAACAGAAAAATTAGAAACAGGAATTAAAAAGTTATATAAATGGCTAGAAAATATTTACCAACATTAGGAGAACTGATAGATAGATTAACAATAGTTCAACTAAAAGAAGTTAAAATACCTCAACACAAAGAAGAATATCAAAAAGAGATTAAAGAAATCGTACATGATATTACAGAAATCTTAACTACCACAAAACAATTAAAAATTGATGGTGATTTTATCAGAGCAATAATTGTATTGGCTCAGATGAATACTCATATTTGGGTAAATGAAGATAACGCAAGAAATGGTGAAGATGTAGGAAATAACTTGTTGTTAACACATGGATTGAATGGAATCCGAAATACTGCAAAAAATAAAATACAAGAAGTTGATGGTGGTAGAAAAGATTATAAGGTAGATTGTATTGCAGCAGAATTTAAGGATTGGGAAATTAGTTGGTAATGAAATGTTTATATTTTTTATATGGGGAAAAGAGAACCTTTGAAACTGCAAGAAAGTTTTGGAACATATTAGACATTCCAAACTTAGATATTGTAATTCACACTCCAAGCACAACAAGTGAATATTTAGGTTCATCAAACTTTGAATCTGTTACAGAAGAAGACTTTAATACATTGAACAATCCAAAGGTTTTTTTATACGATAGGAAGGATTTTTTAAATACAGATAATCATGTTCTTCATTATTCTTTTAGGTTTTTATCTAAGTACTTGAATGAATGTGATGATGTATATGATTGTATTTTCATAGGAAGAGTTGATAGTACATTTTATATAAAAGATTTAGAAAAATTATTAAATGATGTACCCAATCAGATATATCCATTAGGTCAATTAAGTAATAATGGAGAGCCCTTACAACATATTCCAGACCATGCTTTTTTTGGTAGCCATGAGATGATAAAAAAGTTTGCAGATAATTTTCCAAACACAGAATTCTTTAACGAATCAGGTCCACATAAAGGAATGATTTTATATTTATTATCTATGTTTGAGGAAAAATATTGGAAAGGATTTCAATCATATCATATAAGACCAAATGAAATTAAGTACTATGATGCGTATGTTAATGAAAATGGAGACCCGAAGTTAGATATAGATAAGTTTATAACTACTTTTCAATATTTAAATAACAAACTATCTATTATAGATTTATCTCACATTGGATTAACAGATAGAGAAAACATATTAGAGATAGAATATAAAAAACAATTTAGAAGTGATGGAATGAAAGATTATAAATTTGAAAATAATCAGTTAGAAAATCTTTTTTCATCATTTGTAAAATATATAAAAGGATAGATATGAAAGTATTAGTAATAGGAGAGAGTTGTGATGATGTTTTTATTTATGGTGATGTTTTAAGATTATCACCAGAGGCACCAGTACCTGTCATTAAACCATTGAGAGAAACTTATTCCAAAGGTATGGCTGAAAATGTTCAATTGAATCTAAAAGCACTTGGAGTTGATACTCATTTGGTTTGTAATACTGAAGAAGTTACAAAAATAAGATATGTTGATGATTCTTATAATTACATTTTATTACGAATAGATGAAAATGATAAAGTTTCTAATCTTAATTTAACAGAACTGCCAAATACAGATGAATTTGATTTGGTTGTATTTGCAGATTATGATAAAGGATTCTTATCAAAATCCGATATAGAAGAAATATCATCAAAATGTAATTGTCCAACTTTTTTAGATACAAAGAAAAAACTTGGAAGTTGGTGTAAGTACATATCTTATATAAAGATAAATTATAATGAATATCTAAGAAGCAAAACTCAGATAGATAGTAATGTATTATTAAAAGAAAAAACAATTATTACACGAGGCCCAAATGGATGTGATTGGAATGGAAAAAATTATCCAACCAAAGATGTTGGTGTAAAGGATGTTGCTGGAGCTGGAGATAGTTTTTTGGCAGGTCTTATATTTAAATATATACAGACTCGTTCAATTGAAGAATCTCTTGAATTTGCAAATAAATGTTCAACTCAAGTTGTTCAGCAAAAAGGAGTAAGTATAATTAATAAAGAATTGTTATAATGAAAAATAGAAGTATATTTTACAAAGAAAGAAGTTGGGATGATTTCCACTTTTACAATGGTTCTGTTTTGCCTCAAGTAAAGATTATACAACCATCTATATATCACGAATATAGAGGAATGATTACTACAACATATCATTCTGATTTCTACGATAGATTATTACCAGCTGGTGAAAGAAACGAAGGGTTGAAGTTTAATCACGATAGATATTCAAAATCAAAACAAAATGTCTTAAGAGGGTTACATTGGGATGATAAAACATGGAAACTAATTTCATGTCCTCATGGTAAGTTATATCTTGTGGTTTTGGATTTAAGACCAAAACAACCAAACTATGGTAAGTGGGAATCTTTTATAATTGGTCCTGAAACAGGTACTCAAGTTTTAATTCCACCGATGTTTGCAAATGGACATTATGTAATGGAAGATAATTCCATTTTCCAATACAAACTTGCATATCAAGGTGAATACTACGATGATGATAAACAAGGTACAGTATTTTGGAACGATAAAAGATTTAACATAGATTGGCCAACAGATAATCCAATATTATCTAAAAGAGATAAACCAAACAAATAAAAAAGATGAAAACAGAAATCAAAAACTTAGACTACCATGAAGATAGGTGGGAATCGGGTAATTACTCAAAAGAAGAATTAATTGCATTTGAAGATGATATTATTTCACATTGGGAAAATGGTGAAATAACAGGACCTATTCATTTATCAAATGGTAACGAAGAACAACTAATAGAAGTATTCAAAAAAATATCCCCAACTGATTGGGTGTTTTCAACTTGGAGGTCTCATTATCATGCACTTTTACATGGAGTAGAAGAATCAAAACTAAAACAAAAAATACTTGATGGTAAATCAATTACTATCGTAGATAAGGATTCTAAATTTTATGCATCTGCAATTGTAACAGGTACTTTACCTATATCATTGGGAGTTGCAAAATCAATTAAGAAAAGTGGTGGTAATGATAAGGTTTGGGTTTTCTTAGGAGATATGTCATTTGAAAGTGGAATTTTTTACGAAGTTCACAAGTATGCAAGAAATTATGATTTACCTCTTCATTTCATTGTAGAGGATAATGGTGTAAGTACAAACACACCAACATTAGATACTTGGAATGGTATTCAGAGAGAATTACCAGAAGATGTAATGTATTATAAGTATGAATCAAAGTACCCACATTATGGTACTGGCAAATGGGTAGTATTTTAAATTAATTTATGTCTGTAATTTTTAAAAATAAAACTGCAGTTATTGAAGGGTTTCAATATTCAAACTTAATCAATAATTCGGAAGGAAGAATGAGGCATGTACAAAATGCAACTTTTATAGATGATACTCTTATCAATTCTGTAAAATCTTACATTGTTTTATTTTCTTGTCAATTTGGATTTTTTAAGCCTGAAGATTTTTGGTCAAGTAGAATTCTTAAACAAGATGAGCCATTTACTGTTTTTAAAAATTTACCAGAAACTATTCTAAACGATATAAGAACTAAAAAGGCTAAAATGGTTATTACAATTGGGGATGATGGTTATTGGGGAAGTCGTGGATTACATCCATGGGGAGACCCCGAATATTCACTACTAAATTTAAATAGTATGATGAAAAAACTAAAATTACCAAAAGGAAGTGTATTTTTTGTATATCAAAATCAAATAGCAAATCAAATTTGTAAAAAGAAAAGATTTAATTTAGTTTGTATTCCATTCACACAGCCATCAGAGACACATATAAATTCTTTTAATTTACCTGAAAAATATGAAAAAAAAGAAAATATAGATAAGTTGTTTGTATGTTATAATCGAAAAGGACATCTTAGTAGATTATTATTCGTATCTAAATTAGTTAAACAAAATTTATTAGAAAGAGGAAATGTATCATTTTTAAATCAAAGTATAGAATTACCTCCTTCGGATGAAATGTGGGAGTTGTTTGATTCAAGACACTATTCAATTACAGAAGAAGAATATAATAATTTTTATAATCTTACTCCAATGCATTTACCTGAATTAGATGAGTTAGATTGGGAAAAATATGGATTGAATGGAAATGAAGTAGGAGATTATCACGGTCAAATAATGAATTTTAAAAATACAAAAAATACATTTTTATGGGTTGTTACTGAAACAAACGTAGAACATAACGTAATATATTTTTCTGAAAAAACATTTAAACCAATAGCAGCATATATGCCTTTTTTAATGATTAGTTCACCATATACATTAAAATATCTTAAAAAATTAGGATATAAAACATTTAACAAGTGGTGGGATGAATCTTATGATGATGAGTTGGATTTGGATACTAGATTAAATATGATTATAAAAATACTAGAAGATTTAAATAAAAAAAGTGAAAAGGAATTGGTTGAAATGTTAGAAGAGATGAGACCAATAATTGAACATAATCATAATACTTGGAGAAAGAGAATACATCCTAAACAAAGAAGAGTAGATGCTATTACTGAGATTATATCTTCAATTGATAATTTAAGTTTAGATGCAGTAGTGGAGAAATATGATTTAAGTGAACCTATTAGTGAACCTATTAATGAATTAATATGAAAGGAATAGTTTTTACAGGAGATTCATTTACTTGGGGACAAGGATTGTGGTTTTACTCAAATTTAGATGATATATATTATCCAAAAAATTGTGAGTATATTGAAGATAAAGTTAAGGTTTCTCATATCTTATATAAAGATACTATTAGATTTTCAAGGTTAGTTACAAATCACTTTAATACCTTTGAATATAGTAAGCGTACAAATGGAGGTTCTGATGATATTTCTTTTAAATTTTTAAAATTATGTTTTGATAGAGAATTTTATAAAGACCACGAAAATCTAAATTGGTTAACTCATGTCATGAAGAATCCTCCAAAAGATTGTTTAGATTATAATGATATAGATTATATAATATTTCAAACTTCTGTTACTGAAAGAAATTCATTTGATTTTAAAGTAAATATAAAAGATGTTAAACTTACATACGAAGAAAAACAGATTATTCAAGAAAATTCTGAATCAGTAGGGCCATATTTTACTCCTGATAATTCATTATGGGATGATGATTTTTGGAACAAGGATACTCAAACCTTCAGAATTTCAGTTGCAAATCCAACCAATCCTGTAATTCATAAATTATTTATAGAGTGGTTAATGCAAAATAATTTACGTTTGGATGAGTGGCAAGATTCTTTCTATAAAGAAAAAACTAAAATATTAAAAAAAGAATTAATTAAGTATGAACAAAATGGAATTAAAGTTAGAATTTTAATTTGGATGGATATTAATTATCATTATATAAAGGATGATAAGTGGTTTACTGATAGAATTATAAAACTTGATTATAAAGATGGGTATAATACAATACAAAAATTAATGGAAGATAATGAAGAAATGATGATTTCTACTGATGATACATTTAATCCTAGAATTAAAGATAATCACCCATCGAAAAGATGTCATGAAGTTTTGGCAAAATCAATTATAAAAAAAATAGAAAATGAGTAAAACAATTTTAGTAACAGGTTGCAGTGGTTTAGTTGGAACTCACATTGTAAATAAACTTATAAGTAAAGGATACTTTGTAGTAGGTGTAGATTTAAAAGAACCAAAAGAAAAAAGAACAAATTTTAAATTTTATGATTTAGATTTAAGAGATACAAAAAAAGTATCTGTATTGTTTGATTGGCATGATTTTGATGGATGTATAAATTCGTTTGGTATTAAAGGAACTCCCAAAACAGCAAAAGAAAATCCTGTTGATTTTTTAGAACCATCTATTAAAGGTAACTTTAATATTATTGAAAACTGTTTTAGAAAAAATGTTTGGTTAGTATTTATGTCATCAGTTGGTGTATATGAATCAGCACCAGAATTCATTGAAGATACGGTATGGAAAACACTACCATCACAACATGATTGGTATCCATCGTGGAGTAAGAGAGTACCAGAATTGTACTTAGAAGCATATGGTGTACAACACAATTGGAAAAATTGGACAGTTGTAAGACCAGCAAATATCTTTGGTGAGTATGATAACTTTGGTGAGTGGGCAATGGCACTACCTGCTAATATCAAAAAGGTTTATGAATCAGATGGTGAGATTGTAGGATGGGGAGATGGAACACCAACAAGAGATTTCATCTACGCGGGAGATGTAGCTGATGCAACAATTAAATGTTACGAAGATAACTTACATATCACTACAAATTTAGGTAGTGGTGAAGAAATATCAATCAAACGAATGGTTGATACAATTATAAAAGTAAGTGGTAAAGATATAAAAGTAAATTGGGATACTTCTAAACCAAATGGAGAACCAAGAAGAAGAATGAATACCACAATACAAGAAAAGAATGGACTACTTCCTCAAACAGGATTTGAAGAAGGAGTAAAAAGAACATATAACTATTTTAAAGAAAACAACTAATGGCACAACCAGAATTTACACCGTACTTAGATGCTTTAACTGAAGCAATGAAACTTTCAATGGAAGATGAAAAAACAATATTCATCGGACAACAGATAGTTTATTATGGTAACCCAATGAGTAAAACTATTGAGGGATTACCAAAAGAAAGAATGATAGAAACACCAGTAATGGAAGAAACCCAAATGGGAATGACGGTTGGATTGGCAATGACCGGCCATCAAGTTATATCTTTTTATCCAAGATGGGATTTTGTTATTCTTGCAGCAAATCAATTAATTAATCATTTAGATAAATTAGAAGTAATGTCTGATGGTGAATGGAGACCAAACGTAATTGTACGAGTTGGTAAAGGTTCTGATAAACCATTAGACCCTGGTCATCAACACAAAGCAGATTACACAGATGCTTTTAAACAAATGGTTACAAATTGTACTATTGAAAAATTAGATACTGCAGAAAAGATATTACCAGCATATAAGAAGGCTTTATCCGAAGGGGGAATACATATACTAGTAGAGTATCCTGAATTATATTATAAAAACTAATATTATGAAAAAAATATATAACTTTTTATTTGGTTGGGTAATAAAAAAAATACAAAGAAGAAAACTTCAAAAACAATATAAAAAGAAATTAGAAGAACTTCGTAAAAGAGACCCATTTATTTATAAAAATCATTAATATGGGTAAATCAGTTCATCAGTATATTGGGCAGGGTTCTCCTGATACAATACTAGAGATGATACTAGAATATGATGAATCATCTTGTAGTAATTCTTTTATCCATAATGTGATATTAGATGGGGGTGAGTATATTTACATGGAAAACTTGCAAGAAAGAGAAATTAACCATGAAAATTTTGAAGAAATTAATAATAAATTAGTAAGATATAACTTAACTTTAATTTTTGCACTTTCTTTTTACAAAAAACAATCAAGTTGGTACAATAGAAAAGAATTATCTAATATAAAGTTTTTTGATAGTCCACTTTACTTTTTAAACTTTTTAGTTTATAAACATTATGAAAACAAAAATTACAATATTGATAATGTATCTAAAAATATATCCAACAATTCCAAAAGTTCTTTATTTATAAACTTAAATAATAAACCACATGATTTCAGATGTGAAATGATGGATACCTTATCTAAGTACGATTTACTATCTTATGGTAATTATAGTTGGTTAATGGATGGGGATGTATATGATTATGAATTTAAGTATTTTGATAACAAATATAAAAAACTTACCATAGATTCTAAACAAGAAGGATGGTCTTGGTATTGGCACGATATAACTTATGGAAATCCTTTGATAAATCTAGTAACCGAAAGTGATGATGAAATAATAGGTATATCTGAAAAAACTTGTAAACCATTATTAGTTGGTCAGCCATTTATTACATATTCATATAAGGGATTTCATAAAACATTAGAAGAATTTGGGTTTGAGTTGTATGATGAAATATTTGATTATTCATTTGATTCAAAAGAAACAAGAACAGAAAGAATAATTGGTATTTGTGAAAACTTAGATAGGTTAAAAGATAAAGATTATAATAAACTATATGATTTGATATCAAACAAGTTAGAAAGAAACAGACAAACGGCACTTAATATAGCTAAAACAAACAAATTTACAAATCCAGAATATTTAGAGTTTTTAAATAACAATTCACATGATTTAGAATTGGATAAAACTGGACATGCTTTCTTTAATTTATATAATTAATATTTATATACTGATAAGGTGTACCAAATATGAATGAACTTTCCAAATTTCTCGTAGAGAGTATAATGGAGGATAAGAATCCTATTAAAAAAACAGTAGTTATCTATGTGGGTAGGTTTCAGCCTATGCACAAAGGACATGCTGGTACTTACCAACACCTTGTCAAAAAGTTCGGTAAGGATAATGTTTATGTTGGTACATCTGATAAGGTACAATTACCTAAATCACCTTTTAACTTCAAAGAAAAGGTGAAAATTATGACTACTATGTTTGGAATTCCAAAATCCAAAATACATAAAGTTAGAGACCCATACAAACCCACAGAAATTCTTAAAAAGTTCGATGAAGAAACAACTGCATTTGTAACTGTTGTTGGCGAGAAAGATAAAAGTAGATTAAGACCTGATAGTGGAAAATACTTTCAAACATATAAAGGAGACCCATCGGAAGGATATAGAGATAGAGGATATGTTTATGCAGCTCCAATGTCTGGTGGTGCAGTAAGTGGTACAGAAGTAAGAAATGGTTTATCAGTTGGTTCTGATGAACAGAAAAAGAACTTCTTTAAGAAAAGAGCGTATGGAAAGTTTAATGCAACTATCTTCAGTATGATTACTGATAAACTCGATGAGGGAATTGAAATTTCTAAAGAGATGATTGAAGAGTGGTTGTTAAATGAGAGTTCTAAAATGGGAAGTGGTCAAGCAGATGATGGGCCAAACTTCATGTTTCCAAACTACGATGTTTTCTCTAAGATAAATGTAGAGAGAGCAAAGAGAATTGGATACGAAGTGGTAAATATGATTACTACTAAAGAATTAGAAGATTATTATGACCATCCAACATACCCAAATGGACCTGTTAAAGCAGTAACTCCATTTCCAGCAGGTGTACTTGGTACAACAACTGCAACTAACCAAGTTGATATCTATTCATCAGATGCTTATTCTAAATGGTTTAAGCATGTAACTCGTAAAGCGGCATTAGTTGGTTACGAATTGGTAAAGGGATTGGATATTAACAAAGATGAAAAAGAACAATCACTAGATTCTCAAAAAGGTGATAAAAAAGCCCAAGAAGAATACGAAGCATCTTTAAATGAAAATATAGTACTACCAATTAAAGTTGGGGATACTATTATGACTGGTAGATTTAAGAACAAGAAAACAGTTGTTAAAACAATCGGTAAAGATGAACATGGAATGCCAACAATCAATGGTAGAAAAGTGGTTACCTTTAGAATGGTTAAAGAAGGATTCATTTCAGAACTCGCAGGAACAGAAGTAAAGTGTGAAAAATGTAATCACCAATGGGAAATCGAATCTGATGATAGTGAAAAGTATTTATGTCATTCGTGTGGATGGGATTCTCAAAAAGGAGAATACGATTTTGATGCATTTGATTCGTGGCAAGAGAAAATGGGTATATCCGAAGATGTAGATATAGAAGAAAGAAGTAAAGGTAGATTAAGACCTGCAGCATTACTTAGAAGAAAAGCCGCGATGGCTGGTAAAAGAGCTCAAATTGCAAGAAGAAGAGCAAGAACAATGAAAAGAAGAAAATCTCTTGGTAAACTTAAAAAGATTGCATACAAAAAAGCATATCTACAAGTTTATGATGAGTTTATGAAAGATTTGTTTCCAGGTTTAAAAAAATCAGAATTATCTATACAACAAGCAAAGATAGTTCATAAGAATGTATTAAGAAAAAAGAAAAGAGTTCTTAAAAGAGCAAGATTTAGATTCTTACCAGCATTAAGAGATGCAGAAGTACAGAAGTTTACTAATAAAGAAGAAGCCAATGAATTGATGATTGGATATGCTGGACCTGAGGATATGAAAAGGTTCAAAAAAAGAAATAAGGAATATAGGAAAGATTCTGATTCTAATAAAGAATATCAATACGATACTATAAAGGAAGTTAATGATTTCTTTTACATGGATTTCAAAAAGTATGTTTATAAGAACAGAAAACAAATCAATCAAAAACTAAAAGGATTATCTTATAGAAAAAAGGCCGAGTTCTTAGAGTTACTTTGGAAAAAAGTAATCGGTAAAGGATTTGGTAAAGATGCTGATGGTAGAGATATACATTACAAACTTAAATCAGATAAAGTAATTAAGGAATCGTTACCAACAAAGGTAACAGATAAGTTTAAATCTGTAAAGAGTAGTAAACCTTCATCAGAAGCTGAAAAAGATTTCAATAAACATCACACATATTCATCATATGCAAAAAGAGGTTCAATCGCTGAACCAGATACAATTGATTTTGATGATGATGATAAAAAAGGTGGACATCAAGAGAAAGAAAAGGATACTAAGAAAAGAGGATATGAACCAATTGAAGAAAGTTTAAAAGATTTAGGAATAAAAGATTTTAAATCGTTATTTAAGAAAATGCCTTCTGATTTACAAAAGAGAGTTTACAATCTAAAGAACTTTGGACAGAGAGTAGATAAACATCCTGAAGGAAATGTTCTTAAACACACAATCGTAGTTGTAAATCGTTCAATCAAAGAAGATGATATTGATATTGCAATAGCAGCAATGTTCCATGATATAGGAAAAGATGAAACTGCAGGTATTCATCCAAAGAAAGGACACATTACACACTTTGGACATGAGAAAGTATCAGCATCTTTAGTAAAGAAGTATAAAAAGTTTATAGAATCAGTTGGTGGTAATCCAGCAAATGTATTTTACATTGTTAAAAACCACATGAGATATAAACAACTATCTGTAATGACACCTAAAAAAGTAAATAAACTAAAATCATTTAGAGCATTTGATAAATTAGGTAAATTCTCTAAACACGATAGAAGTGGATTAGATGAAAGTAAAAACTTTAAATTAAGAGTACCATCTGATATCATTAAAATCCAAAAAGGATTTAAAAAGAATGGTAAGAAACTTTATGTAGTAGGTGGAGCAGTAAGAGATGCTATACTTGGTAAATCACCAAAGGATTTTGATTTAGCAACAGATGCAAAACCAGATGAGGTGTTAAAGATTGCAAAAGATTTAGGAATGAAAACTGTTGAGGTTGGTAAATCATTCGGAGTTGTAATGGTTGGTGGACATGAAATTGCAACGTTTAGAAAAGATATTGGTAAAGGTAGAAGACCTTCATCGGTTGATTATACAGATATAGAGGGTGATGTACGAAGAAGAGATTTAACTATCAATGCTTTGTTCTATGATATTGATAGAAAAGAGATAGTTGATTTAGTTGGAGGTATTGCAGACCTTAAAAAGAAAAACATTAGAACAGTTGGTAAGGCATCAGAAAGATTTGATGAAGACCCATTAAGAAAACTAAGAGCTTTAAGATTCCAAGCAAGGTTAGGTGGTAACTTAGATAAAGAATTACTTGATGCGTTACAAAAAGACCCATCACTTAAAGGAGTTTCATTTGAAAGAGTTAGAGATGAGGTTATAAAATCAATCAAATCAGCTAAAGATACTAAAAAGTATATGGAGTTGAATGATAAGATTGGATTCACTTCACTAATATTCCCAAATCTTAAAATATCTAAACCTTACATCAAGGATAATGATTATATTTTGTTCATTGCATCACTATTAAAAAAGAATTCACCTTCGGTATTAGGAAAACAATTAAACAAATTAACTTATTCTAATGACGAAAAAAATAATATTGTATTTTTAGTATCACTACAACACTTTAGACCAGAAGAAATTGTAGTATTCAAGAAACTACAACAAAAAACATCTTTATCAGATGACCAAATCCTTAAATTTGGTAAGTTGATTGGAAAAGATATGAAAAAGTTTGTAAACTTTAACTTATCTATTGGTGGAAAGGATGCTCCATCTGATATCAAAGGACCTGAAATAGGATTGTGGATTAAAAATAAAGAAAAGGAAAAGTTTATGAATGAAATAGAACAATTAATAAGTGATATTGATAATAAGTTAGTTGAAATGTTTTTACCGAACACTAAAACACCACAACAACTAATCAAAGAAAACATAAACGAATCTAAATTACTCCAAGAAGGTGGTGCGTATGGACATATGTCTCACCCATTTGATACTGATATCAATTTAACCTTTGGACAACTTAAAGATATCGTAAATAGAGCACTCGAAGGTACATTAGAGTTCACAAGAGAGAAAACAGATGGTCAAGCACTAGCTATTTCATGGAGAGATGGTAGGTTGGTAGCGGCCAGAAACAAAGGACACCTAAAAAACAGAGGTGAGAATGCTTTGGATATACAAGGGGTATCAGATAAGTTCCAAGGTAGGGGTGGATTGAGTGATGCTTACAATTATGCAATGAAAGACCTCTCAAATGCAATCAAATCACTTAACGATAAACAAAGAGATAAGATATTCAAACAAGGTGCGTGTTTCATGAACCTTGAAGTGATATACCCAACATCAGTAAACGTTATTCCTTATGGTCAAGCGTTACTTGTGTTCCATGGTACTATGGAATTCAATGAAGAAGGTGTTGCAATTGGAGAGAATGGTGATGCGGCTAGAATATTGGCTGGTATGATTAAACAAGTTAACAAAGATGTACAAGATAGTTATACAATCAAAGGCCCACCTGTTGTAAAACTACCTAAATCACAAGATTTATCAAAGAAAAGAAGTAAATACTCATCACAGATATCTAAACTACAAAAAGAATTTGGTTTAAAGGATACTGATGGTGTTGCAAACTACCATCAATCATGGTGGGAACAATGGGTTGATAAAAATTCACCATCAACACTCGATAACAAAACCAAAATGGGGTTAGTTAAGAGATGGGCATTCATGGATAAAGGGTTTAGATTAGATAAAAAGAACATTACTGATGAAAAAACATTAGAATGGGCTAAGAAAACAGATAAAGATGACCAAAAGAAGATTGGTAAGAAAAATTTAATGAAGTTCGAACAGATTTTCCTTGGTCTTGGAGCAGAAGTATTAGAATTTACTTCATCAGCACTTACAGTTAATCCTGATTCAGCAGTTCGTGATATGAAAAAACGAATTGATAAAACAATCAAAGATGTTAAGAAATCGGGTGACCCAAAAAAGATAGAAAAACTTAAATTGGAACTTGGTAGATTAAATTCTATTGGTGGTTCTAAAAAAATTGTACCAAATGAAGGTATCGTGTTCTTGTATAAAGGAAATACTTTTAAACTTACTGGTACATTTGCATCCGTAAATCAAATACTTGGTATTTTCTTCTAAAATTTATCGGTTTCTTTAATTTGATATATTTATATATAAATTATAACCTAATATATAACAATGGGTAAAGAATTCAAGAAGAAATATATGCACCCAACTCGTAGAAAGTTGGTTGATATGGTGGAAACAGGTGAGTATGATAAAAATACTACCATTGGATACACAAAAAAAGAAGAATCTCGTAAAGTTGGTGATGTTTGGGAAGATAAGCATAACAGATATGAGAAAAAAGAAGGATATGTTCTAAAAACAGGTAAAAATTCGGAAGCTTTCCAAGAAATTAGAAAATATCTTGAAAAACAATCAAAATGTAACAATTCTGATTGTAAAACTATTAAAAAATCTGATAAAGATTTAAAGTTTATTAAAAATGGTGGGTTTTGTATGGATTGTACAATCGAAAGAGAACATGAAATCAAAGTCGCTGGAGTCTGGCAAGAATATAACGATTATAAAGTTTGGACAAGAATGATTGTATATGGTAAAACAAAAGTAGAAGCATATAAACAATCAATAGATGAACTTAAAGAAGAATATGAAATGGTAGGTTCGGATGGTAAGGTTACTGAAACTTGGAAGTTACCAAAATCCATAGAAGAAACCAAAAAAGATATTCAAGAACTAATTTCTTTTGGTGAAGGTGAAATAAAAGAACTAGAAGAAAAAAGACAGAAAGCTTTCGATGTATTAAAGGAAAAAAATTATGAGCATTATATTTAGTTTATTAATTAAACGTTGGAGGGAAATAATAATCCTTCTTTTATTGGGAATCATTTTATTTTTAAGAGGTTGTGGGGATGAGTATGGTGATAAAGAAATAATAAAAATAGATGGTGAAGATTTTGAATTATTAGAATCAAAAACTGACACCATATTTGTAGAAAAGGAAGTTAAAGTAACCAAATATGTACCAAAGTACATTACAAAAGAAGTAATTAAAGAAGTAGAGATACCAGTAGATGTAGATTCACTTGCAATTATCAAAGATTACTTCTCAAAGGTAACAGTTAAAGATACTTTGAATTTGGCATATGATTTTCCTGATGTAGTTACTGATTCAGTAGGTAACAAACCAAGTGGAGATTTAGGATTTGGTATTTTAACTGATATCATTTCACAAAACAGAATTGAATCAAGAGAAATCGATTGGTATTTTAAGATTCCAACAGTTTATAATACTACAATAGTAAAAGAATTACCAAAAAATGAATTCTATTATGGATTTGGTGCAGGAATAGACCAAACAAATGGATTTAATAATCTTAGTGGTAATGTTTTATTTAAAAACAAAAAACAAAATATTTACGGTTTAAATATTGGTATATCAAATCAACTTGGTGAGTATAAACCATTTGTTGGTGGTTCTATGTATTGGAAACTAGGAAAAAAATAGAATGGCTAAACAATCTTTAAAAGATATTATAAAACTTGAGTATCAGAAATGTGCTGGAGACCCAATCTACTTTATGAAAAAATATTGTATGATTCAACATCCTGTGCGTGGTAAGATACCTTTTCATTTATATCAATTTCAAGAAAGAACATTAGACCAATTTGCAGAACACAGATACAATATTATCCTTAAATCTCGACAAACAGGTATCTCTACCTTAACTGCGGGATTTTCACTTTGGAAAATGTTATTCAATCAAGATTTTAATGTATTAGTAATTGCAACTAAACAAGAAGTTGCCAAGAACCTTGTAACGAAGGTTCGTGTAATGAATCAGTACTTACCATCGTGGTTAAAACAAACAACAGTAGAGGATAATAAGTTATCTCTGAGATACTCGAATGGTTCTCAGATAAAAGCAACATCAGCCGCTGGAGATGCTGGTCGTTCTGAAGCACTATCCCTATTAGTATTTGATGAGGCGGCATTTATTGATAAGATTGAAGATATTTGGGTATCAGCACAATCAACACTATCGACTGGTGGTAATGCGATTATCCTTTCAACACCAAATGGTGTCGGAAATTTCTTTCACAAAACTTGGGTTGGTTCTGAAGAACAAACAAATACATTTAACTCAATTAGATTACATTGGAGTGTTCATCCTGAAAGAGACCAAAATTGGAGAGATGAACAAGAGGTACTATTAGGACCAAAAGGAGCGGCACAAGAATGTGATTGTGATTTTGTTTCTTCTGGTGATACTGTGATAGACCCACAACTCCTTTTGTTTTATAAAGAATCTTATGTACAAGAACCAATGGAGAAAACAGGATTCGATGGAAACCTTTGGAAATGGGAATATCCAAACTATAATAAAGCTTATATGGTTGTAGCGGATGTTGCTCGTGGAGATTCCTCGGATTATTCTGCATGTCATGTTATTGATATAGAAGAATCATCTCAAGTTGCCGAATATAAAGGTAAATTAGATACAAAAGATTTTGGAAACTTCCTTGTATCACTTTCAACTGAATATAATAATGCATTACTTGTTATTGAGAACGCAAATATTGGTTGGGCAGTAATACAACAAGTAATTGATAGAGGATATGGGAATCTTTTCTACATGAGTAAGGATTTAAAGTATGTAGATGTAGAAAATCAATTAACAAACAAATATAGAGCACAAGATAGAGGATTAACGGCAGGATTTAGTACAACTTCCAAAACACGACCTTTGATTATATCAAAGTTGGAACAATATATTAGAGAAAAATCAGTAACGATTCGTTCACAAAGAACAATAGATGAATTATTTACATTTATATGGAGTGGAAACAGAGCTGAAGCTATGAGAGGTTATAATGATGATTTAACAATGTCATTATCAATCGGATTATGGGTTAGAGATACTGCATTAAGATTAAGACAAGAAGGAATTGATTTAACAAAACAAGCATTAGGTGGTATTGGAGCACACTCTTTAGATATTAGTGGAATGGGATTTGGAGGTAACTCTTCAATGGAAGATGACCCTTGGAAAATGAGAGTTGGAGATAGTAATGAAGACCTAACTTGGTTAATTAAATAATTGTATATTTATAATATAAGGAGAAATAACTATGATATCATTAAAAAATTTACTTAACGAAGAAATATACACAGAAGAATATACTGTGGAAAATTATCACGATATAAAAGAATTCTGTGAGTTCATGAAAGAATACAAATCTGATATGAATGAAGCTGAGTATCAAGGTAGAACAGTTAAACTTGGAAAACCAATGCAAGGTGATGTTAAAAAATTTAAGGTATATGTCAAAAACCCACAAGGTAACGTTGTAAAAGTTAACTTTGGACATGGAGGAAGTTCAGCAAAGAAATCAGGAGAAAAAACAATGTCTATTCGAAAGAATAATCCAGATGCAAGAAAAGCATTTAGAGCTAGACATAATTGTGATTCACCAGGACCAAGACACAAAGCAAGATACTGGTCTTGTAGAAAATGGTAAAACAAAAACAAATAAAGGTTATAATTTAAATTAGGAACAAAATGGCAGATACTTCATTTTTTGGTAGATTAACGAAACTCTTTCGTACACAAGCAGTTGTTACTGTTGATAAGGATGGTAAGAGAAAAGTTGTTGATACCGATGAAAGACAACAAACGAATCTATCCTCATTAAGAGATAGATACACGAAACTACAAAAAAGTTTCTTCGAACAAGCAGGTGGTGCACAATCAATGGCATACCAACAAGTTCGTAGAGAAGTTTTTAGAGATTTTGATGCAATGGATAACGACCCAATATTAGCATCAGCATTAGATATATACGCAGATGAATCAACACTAAAGAATGAATTTGGTGATACACTTTCAATAGTATCAAGTAGTGATAAGGTACAAGATTTATTAAGAAACTTATTTTATGATGTTCTTAATATTGAATTCAACTTATGGCCATGGGTAAGAAATATGTGTAAGTATGGAGATTTCTTCTTAGGTTTAGAAATCGCTGAAGGTAAAGGTATCGTAAATGTTACACCTCATTCAGTTTACAACACAGAAAGATTAGAAAGAACAGACCCATCGAATCCAAACTCAGTAAAGTTTAAGATTACGGAAGACCCAAATGGAAAAGAAGAATATGAAAACTTTGAAGTTGCACACTTTAGATTATTAGCAGATACAAACTGGTTACCATATGGAAAATCAATGATTGAAAATGGAAGAAGATTGTGGAAACAATTATCTCTAATGGAAGATGCAATGTTAATCCATAGAATTATGAGAGCACCTGAAAAGAGAGTTTTCAAAATTGATATCGGTAATATTCCACCAACAGAAGTAGATAACTATATGCAAAGAATTATGAACAAGATGAAGAAAGTTCCTTTTGTTGATAGAAATACTGGTGATTACAATTTAAAATACAATATGCAAAACCTAACAGAAGATTTCTATCTTCCTGTTCGTGGTGGTGATAGTGGTACACAAATTGATAATCTTTCTGGTTTAGAATATGCAAGTATAGAAGATATTGATTATCTAAAAAATAAATTATTTGCAGCTCTAAAGATTCCAAAAGCTTATTTAGGATATGAAGAAAATGTAGGTGGTAAAGCAACACTAGCTGCAGAAGATGTAAGATTTGCAAGAACAATAGAAAGAATACAGAGAACAGTAGTATCTGAATTAACTAAAATTGCAATAGTACATTTATACTCTCAAGGAATTACTGATTCAGATATGACTAATTTTGAATTATCCTTAGTTAATCCATCATTTATTTATGAACAAGAAAAATTAAATCTTTGGAGTGAGAAAATTAGATTAGCTCAAGATATTCAATCTCTTAATATGTTATCTAAAGATTGGGTATATGATAATGTATTTAAATTATCAGATGCAGAATCAGATGAACAAAGAGTTATGATGTTAGATGATTTAAAAGATAGATTCAGATTCCGTTCTATTGAAGATGAGGGTAATGACCCTGCACAAGAAGATGAAGAGCCAGATGATATTGAAGAATCAATTGAAAAAATAAAACAAGAAATAAAAGATAAAGGTGGCAGACCAAGAGAAGGTGGAACTTATAAAAAAGATAAACATCCACTTGGTAGAGACCCTTTAGGAGATAAAGAAAGAAGAGATGCTAAAAGAAATACAACTTCTGAAGAAAAGGCATTAAAATATATCAATGGGATTTCATCAAAAAGAAAATATTTACATGAACTAAAAGGTATGTTAAATGAAGATAATATATTAGACGAATAGTAAAAATTAACTGAACTTTTATAATTTTATATTTATAATAGGAGAAATTTACTATATCATAATAGGAAATAAACAAAATGAAAAAAATAAAACATTCAAAATTTAAGAATACAGGTTTTCTTTTTGAACTTTTAACTAGACAAATTACTCTTGAGATACTCAATGGTAGTGAAGAAAAGGCAAAAGAAATAATTAAAGAATTCTATGGAAGAGGAACACAACTTTCAAAAGAACTTAGATTATTTAACCTTATTATTAATGAAAAATATAATTCAGAAGCTAAAGCTGAAAAATTTATTGATGTAGTATTGGAGGCTCACACTAAGTTAGATTATAACAAACTTCAAAGAGAAAAGTATAATCTGATTAAGTCTATAAAAGAAAACTTTGAAATTAATAATTTCTTATCTTCTCCTGTAACTAACTATAAGATTTTAGCTTCTATACACAAACTTTTTGAAGGTAAAAAGAATGATGTTCTTGATATCAAGGATATATTTGATTCAAAACTAACATTAGTAGAACACATATCAACTAATTCAGAATCTACTTTGAAAGCAAAAGAAGATAAATTAGTAGAAGAATACAGAAAACAAGAAAAAGACCTTAGATTGTTGACATATAAGATTCTTGTTGAAACTTTTAACAAAAAATATACTACTTTAGATAAATCACAAAAAGGATTATTAAGAGAGTATATTAATAATGTTACTAATACATCAAAGTTCAATGAGTATTTTGAATCTCAGTTAATTGAAACAATCACATCTTTACATTCAATGTATAAAGGTATGAAAGATAAGATTACAAAAATAAAGTTGAGAGAAACAATAAATGTTTTGAAAAAACAGAAAATTGGTAAGAAAATTACCGATTCACAAGTTTCAGCTTTAATGATGTCTTATGAATTGATTAAGGAGATAAAAAATGTCAATGGAACTAAATCTTAAAGAATTTTTAGAAGAACTTATCCAAGAAGTTGAAAAAGAATTGGATGAGGCAACTGCAACAGGTAATGTGGCTGGGTATAATGTGCCTGGTGCTTTCTCTGATGGTGGTGCTAAAGATAAAAAACGTAAGAAAAAGATTTCAACTCAATTTGGTATGAAAATAGTTGGTAAAAT